AAGAAAATTTCTACAAGAAAGCAGGGACAAAAGACAAAAGGGCTAACGATTATATTGACGCAACGCGTGCAAGCCTAGTAGATGCGAACACGTTTTGTTGGGTGCGGGGGCGTTAGCCCTTGAGAGAGTACCTCTGCACCCACTCCCGAACACGACCGAGGGGGCGTGTAATCTACTTGACCCCCTCACCAATTCAAAGGAAACTGTATGGCATCAACACCTGAGGTAAAAGTAAAGAAGCAAATACGCAAACTGCTTGAGGAGTCAGGTGCGTACTACGCTATGCCCATTGGCACAGGTTATGGAAACTCAGGCGTGCCTGACTTCTTGGTCTGCGTCAACGGCAGGTTTGTTGGTATAGAAGCAAAGGCAGGAAAGAACAAGCCAACAACTTTACAAGAGGACAACCTGCAACGCATACGCAGGTCAGGGGGGATTTCAATGGTTATCAACGAAGACAACATCAACGAACTAGAGGAGCTACTATGGAACAAGACGTAATCGAACAACGACTCACCACAATGACTGAGGAAGAGCGCGAGCACTTCAAGATGGTTGTACTGCAACTGGTCAAGTGCTACGGCGATGACCCAAACCAAGCTGTACTGCTCATCAAGTCGAGGGGGAAGATGGCAGGACTCATCACCATGAACGCAGATGACATGGAAGCTATGGAGCTTTTGCTCGAGGCAAATGATTTTTTCGGCTATCTAAATATGGTTGGCGCACCACCAAAGGAGGCATTTAATTGACTAAACCATTTGACAGGATACTGACCATCGACTTTGAAACTCGGTGGGACAAGCGTGACTACACGCTATCAAAGATGACAACAGAGGAGTACATCCGTGATAAGAGATTTAAATCGTTTGGAGCATGTATACATGAGTTCGGAACTGACAGCCCAATTGAGTGGGTTGGAGGAGATGGACTACCTGAATTCTTTTCGGGAATCGACTGGGGACGAACCGCTGTGCTTGCGCATAACGCACAGTTCGATATATCCATTATTGAGTGGGTCTACGGTTATCAACCCGCATTCATCTTCGACACTTTATCAATGGCGCGAGCTTTACGCGGTGTGGAGGTTGGAAACTCCTTGGCTAAATTGGCGAAGGACTTCTCTTTGCCGGAGAAGGGACAAGCCGTTCACTCGACTGATGGACTCACTGAACTTTCCGAAGACCTTGAGCGGGAACTCGCTGCATACTGTGCGCATGATGTGTTTTTGTGTGAGGAAATATTCAAAAGATTGGGAGAGGGCTACCCAAAATCCGAACTGCGTCTGATAGACATGACGCTCAAGATGTACACACGACCCGTGCTTGAGCTTGACCACAAGATGCTCATCAAGGCACTAACAGAAGAAGGAGAAGCTCGTGAAGGACTACTACAAAGACTCGGCATACAAGAAGTTGAGCTTGCGTCGAACCCGAAGTTTGCAAACATACTTCAAAGCCTCGGGGTTGTGGCCCCGACTAAGGTTAGTAAAACTACCGGCAAAGAAACGCTCGCTCTCGCAAAGAATGATGCCCTCTTCCAAGCGTTGCTCAACGGTGAACGTGAAGACGTTGCCCTCCTTTGTGAAGCACGCCTTAAAGTTAAATCCACGACCGAGCGCACAAGAGCACAGCGGTTCTTGGACATCAGCCAGCGCGGTAAATTACCGGTTCCGCTATCGTATTACGGTGCTCTCTCGGGTCGCTGGACGGCGGCAAAAGGTTCAGCAATCAACATGCAAAACCTCAAGCGAGGCAGTTTCCTACGCAAAGCAATTATGGCTCCCGAAGGCTACCAGCTTGTCGTTGGCGACTTATCACAGATTGAGCCGCGAGTACTCGCGTGGCTTGGTGACTACCAAGATATGCTCGACATCTTCCGCGCTGGCGGTGACCCTTACGCCGCGTTCGGCGCTCAGATGTTTAACATACCGGGACTCACTAAGGACAGCCACCCAGATTTGCGACAGTCTGCAAAGAGCGCTTTGTTGGGGTGTGGCTACGGCTTGGGATGGGCATCGTTCGCATCTCAACTACTTACTGGGTTCCTTGGTGCTCCGCCAGTTAGGTATTCCAAAGATTTTGCTAAAGCGCTGGGGGTGAGTTCTGAGTACGCTCAGAAGTTTGTGGAGTGGGACGGCAACGACGACAAGCTATTCGACATCCCACACACTTGTTCTGACAAGGAACTACTGACTCATGCCCTTGCTGCCAAGGCAATCATTGACTCATACCGCCGGACTGCTTGGCCTATCGTGTCGCTGTGGGCGTTGTTCAGTGAGCTTATACACAAGTCGCTGTATTTGGGCAAAGAGTACACACACAAGTGTTTGACATTCCGTGAAGGCGAGATAGAATTACCAAACGGAATGAAACTCCTGTACCCAAATCTGCGCCCTGAGCCAGACGGTAAAGGCAGAACGCAGTGGGTGTACGGAGAGCGTGCAACAAAGCTGTATGCAGGAAAAATAACAAACAATGTTACGCAGGCATTGGCACGCATTGTCATGACCGATGGGATGTTGAGGGTGACAAAGAGATACCCTGTGGTTGGTACTGTGCACGATGAACAGATCGTGTTGGTGCCTGACGCAGAAGTTGTTGACGCGAAGACTTGGGTCTTGGCGCAGATGACTATGGAGCCGAGTTACATGCCGGGGATACCNTTGGCCGCTGACGGTGGTGCGCACCGTAGATATGGGTTAGCAAAATCATAAGGAGAAGCAAGTGAAGATACCGAAAGAAATTACCATCGGTCGCAGGACTTACATGGTGCAGATGTATGACAACCTCATCAACGGCAAACAGATGGGTCAGATTGACTANCACAACTATGTTATGAAGCTTGTTACACACGCCACATACAAGCGCAGTAACGGNACCGAGGTGCACATCAAGTTCTCTGACGAAGAAGTACACGACACTTTTTGGCACGAGTTAACGCATGGCATCTTGCACGAGATGAATCACCCATTACGCGACAACGAATCGTTTGTAAGCAAGTTTGCCAACCACTTATCACACGCTATTAACACAGCCAAACTATGAAAAAACCATCATGGTCTCACTCGTCCCTNAAAGATTTTGANGGNTGTCAGCGCCGCTATCACGAAGTCAAGGTCTTGAAGAACTACCCCTTTGTAGAGACTGAGGCTACGCGGTACGGCACACAGGTGCATGAGAGCTTGGAGTTGTATATCAAGGACGGCAAACCCATACCGCCCAAGCACTCTCAGTTCCAACCTGTTGTTGACGCGTTGCTGAAAAAGGCAGGACGCAGACTGCCCGAGTATGAGATGGCGCTGGATACAAACCTAAACCCTGTGTCTTGGGGAGATGACAACGTGTGGGTCAGAGGCATTGCAGACTTAATCATCATTGATGATGAGAACCTTACGGCGTGGGTGGCAGATTGGAAAACAGGCAACAACAAGTANCCTGACAGAGACCAACTTGTTCTCATGTCNATCATGGTGTTTGCCCACTTCCCCCACATCCGCAGAGTCAACTCGGCGTTGATGTTTATCGTGAAAAATGATATGGTCAAGATGAGTATGACCTCGGACGAAGCGGCTAAGCACTGGTGGGACTACCGTGAACGCTACGCTCGCTTGGAGTCATGCTTCGAGCACGATGTATGGAACCCAAACCAAACGCCTCTGTGTGGTTGGTGTGCTGTAAAAACGTGTGAATTTCATCCAAAACATTAGGAAACATTTATGCCTTACAAGAACCCCGCAGACCGCCCCTCGTACGCAAAGTATGAGCAGAAGCCTGAGATCATTAAAAAAAGAACCGCTCGAAATAAAGCACGCGCAATGCTTATGAAAGAAGGTATCGTACAAAAAGGAGATGGAAAAGATGTCGATCACAAACAGCCCCTTTCAAAAGGCGGGGCAACAACAAGGAGTAACTTACGCGTTAAGTCCGCATCAGACAATCGGAGCTTCAAGCGGAAGTCAGACCGCAGTATTAAATAACGCCATACACGCAGGCATAGTAAGAGCAAGGCTTTTTGTTTCTAGTGAAATAACAAGTGCGATGCTCGAAAGCGAAGCGTTCAATGTCCCAGTCGATAGCTTAGTCAATATTTGGGTGATGCGTTTCGGACACGACTGGGTGGAGTTAGAACGAATAGAAGAGGATGCGTTTTTTAGCGTAGCTTTTAAAAGACTTAAACAACTCGGAGAAGTTGAAGTTCATTTCTTAACAGACAGGGCACGCTATGTGTGCCGGATGCCAGAATAAAACAGGAGAAGCAAATGGGAAAGATGAAAGACTTAGGTCAACAACTGACAGAAAAATTAGCGGCTTACGCTAATGCACAAGGAGTGCAAAACGCGGGTATGCAGAACATGGCTGTGCAGGGCGGTATGTACTCGGGGCAAGGTCTGATGAACAGCGCACAAGCATCACAGATGTCACAAGCGGCGGCACAGCAAGCGCACATAATGCAGAGCATGTATAACCGAGCACATATGAGAAAAGGGCTACCAGTCGTAGACAACCCCAACCAACGCGAAGCGTATATCGTGCCGCTATCAACACTGGCAAATATGTGGAGAGCAAAGTACGGAGACTTGTGGGTTGATGTATCTGAAATAGATGATGAGTTTTGGATGGACGCATCATCAAGACTTCACAGAAACAAACTGATGGAAGAGATTGAGTTCAGAGAAAGCAACACGCCGTGGGCGCGGTTGAGGGAAGATGCGTAATGGAAATCGTTGACAACAAAGCGCTGATACTGCGCACACGCAACCCCAACAAATACAGCATCATCCCCAAACACAAAGTTCTCGGTCATGAAGACGGCGTATATCAAGTGGCTGTGTACTGGGGGCTTGATGAGACACGCGTGCTCAAAAATCTTGGCGTCAAAGATGTGCCGTCGCCCATCACTAAGCGCTACCACTGGCCGGGCAAGTTTATACCAATGGCTCACCAAATAGAAACCTCCGCGTTCATGACTCTGAACCGCAGATCGTTCTGTTTTAACGACCCCGGAACTGGTAAGACGCTCTCTGCNTTGTGGGCGGCAGACTACTTGATGAACAANGGNGANGTGCGCAGGGTGTTGATACTGTGCCCCCTGTCCATCATGCACAGCGCATGGATGGGCGACATCAACCGAAGCATCATTCACAGAAGCGCCGTGGTCGCGCACCATCAACAGGCATCACGGCGTATAGAGATGATTCANCAAGACTACGAGTTCGTCATTGCCAACTACGATGGACTCAACCTGATTGCTTCTGAGATCATCAATGATGGGCGNTTTGACCTTGTGATTGTNGATGAGGCAAACGCATACAAGAACCCATCTACGCGGCGATGGAAGGCGTTGGCATCAATCATCAGACCCGACACACATCTGTGGATGATGACCGGCACTCCTGCATCGCAGTCTCCTGTGGATGCGTATGGCTTAGCTCGGCTGGTCAACCCCACAGGCGTGCCCAAGTTCCAGACTGCATGGCGCGACAAGGTGATGAACAAGATCAGCATGTTCAAGTGGGCACCCAAAGCCAACGCACGCGACATGGTGTACGAGGTGCTTCAACCAGCAATACGTTTTACAAAAGATCAATGCCTTGACTTGCCACCAGTTATCACGGTGACGCGTGAGGTGCCCATGACACCACAGCAAAACAAATACTACCGCCTACTCAAAGAGCAGATGATGGTGCGTGCGGCGGGGGAGACAATCAGCGCGGTCAATGCCGGTGTTGCTGTAAACAAGTTGCTACAAATATCCTGCGGTGCGGCGTACACAGACGACAAAGAAGTTGTGGAGTTCGATGCGTCCCCACGCCTCAATGTGTTGGACGAGGTGCTTGAGGAGACACAGAGGAAGGTCATCATCTTTGCGCTGTTCAGGTCAAGCATTGAGTCTATCGTGCGGCACTTGTCAGGCAATGGCTTTGCCGTGGGNCANATTCATGGCGACGTTACAGCAACAAAACGCGGTCAGATAATTGCGNACTTTCAGACTACTGACAAGATACGCGTGCTCGTGTTGCAACCTCAAGCAACTGCCCACGGGATTACCCTGACTGCCGCTGACACAGTTGTATTCTTTGGGCCTCTGATGTCTGTTGAGATGTATACACAATGTATTGCTCGCGCAGATCGCAAGGGTCAAGACTCTGACAAAGTTACTGTAGTACACATTGAGTCAAGCCCCATTGAGAAAAAACTATTCAAGGCAATGGCCGCTAAAGTTACTGACCACGCGTTGCTTGTCGGTATGTTTGATAGTGAAGTAAAAAATATTTAAGAAAGGAGTTGCATGAGAATTTGTTCCGTGTATGATGTTAAACCTTAGACAAAAAAATAGGAGAAGTAAATGACCTCAGTCATAGATGATGAAGCACCTCCCGTAGAGGAGAGCAAAGAATTAGCCGCCATTCCAATGGACAAACTGGCTAAGGTGTACCGCAAGATGGCGGCTCGAATTCAAGAGCTAACTCAAGCGTACGAAAATGAAGTTGAGGAATTAAAGCGGCAACAAGACACCGTNAAGATTGCACTCAAAGATCANATGCTTGCACTAGGCGTGTCCTCTGTGCGCACTGACCAAGGCACTGTGGTGCTGTCTACCAAGACACGCTACAACACACAAGACTGGGACTCGTTCAAGACCTTTGTGCTTCAGCACGAAGCAGTTGACTTGCTTGAGAAGCGCATAGCGCAGACCAACATGTCGACATTCCTTGAAGAGAACCCCGGCCTCGTACCTCCCGGATTGAACTCAGTATCTGAGTACGCAATCTCTGTTCGTAAACCAACCAAGTAATCAGGAGAAATATAACGTGAGTAACGTAACCATTTTTAATCAGGG